GGCGAGAATGGTGCAACAGGTGATACCACCAATGGCAAAGGGGATATCTTTAGAGTGCATGAGCAAGAGCTAAACACAAACACCACCATTGCGGCTGGTGATAACGCTGGGGCTTTCTTTAGCCTGACAGTGGCAACAGGGGTTACATTGACTGTCAATGGCAACTTGGTGATAGCATGAGTACATTAAAAGCAGATACAATCGTAGCGGCAGATGGCAGTAGCCCTGTCACGCTGACTAAGCAGAGTGCGGCAAAGGCGTGGGTTTTATTTAGGGGCGATACTAACGTAATTAGAAACAGTTTCAACTTCTCTAGCCTCACAGATAATGACACAGGAAGCTATGACGCTAATTGGACAAATTCTTTCGATGGCGCATCTAATTATGTAGGCGCAGGTTCTTGTATTGGGTCTGATGAAACAAGTTCAGGCAGTTTAGGAAACGTATTTGGTACTGGCGGCTCTGGGTTTACTGCATCTACTATGCCTATTAGCACAAGAAACGCAACAGGAACTAGATTTGACAATGACCACGTTCATTTAGTAGCACACGGAGACCTAGCATGAGTGAGATTATTACAGACAAACTCACTGGCAAGACTTCTGCTGGCGATGTGACGATTACCTCTGAGGGCGGTTCTGCTACAATGCAACTGCAACAGGGGGTGGCGAAGGTTTGGATTAACTTTGATGGTACTGGTACTATTGCTTCTCGTGATTCGCTGAACACGAGTGGATTGGTAGATATTGGGACAGGTCAGTATTCCTTCACACTAGCAAATGCGATGAGTAATTCGTCTTATGCCGCGCAGGTAACACCTAGAGAGGCAGGCTATATGGGAGGATTTTATCATTCGGGAAGTACAGCGTCTCTCGTTAGGGTTTCGTCTGTTACAGATTCTGGTTCATTTGGCGATAGTAATGTGATGGCGTGCTCTACTCTAGGAGACTTAGCATAATGGCTGGCAAGATTATAGCAGATACAATCGAGACAGGTGCTGGTGCTGATATATCCACCAGCTATGTTGTGAATGGTAGCCTAAAAGCACACGTTTTAGCAACAAATGCGGCTGTATTAGATGGTGACAACGACCTAAACATAAGTAGTGGTTCAGACGATGGTACGGGCGATTACACAATAAATCTTACATCAGCTATGTCTGGCAGTAGATATGTTATATCAGGTAGCCCAGAATCAACAAACGACAGAGGTTTTGTTTTTGACAGTGCCACATCAACATCATTCGCTATAGAAATACATAATACCAGCGGCACTTTAACTGACCCTACGGATGGATTTTCGTCTATTGTTGCAGGAGACCTAGCATAATGCAGACACCATCATTCAAAGGCACAAAGCTATTTGAACGTCTGTGCTGGGCAAAGGAAAACCTTGAGCCTGTGCAGTCAGATTACCGTGTTGTCTTTGAGGACAGCATTGACGAGTGCGCCAAGATACTTGTGCCAGACCCTAACTGGATGGCTTGTGCTTTGCAGGGCGGCATCTTACCGCCTGTGTGGGTGTATCACGAACTGGCAAAGGATGAAGCCCAGCCAGACTTTAAGAAGCATACTCGTGGCTACCTGTTGCATGAAACTGAGCCTGTCGGTGCGATGACAGAAGAAGAAGCTATCGAGTACCTGATTATGAAAGATGTTCCGCAGTCTGTATGGCAGACTTGGGATGAGGGCAACCGCCCTAAAATGGTTATCTGCAAGAAAGAGCAGTTACCGCAAACAAGAGAATGGCGCAACGCTTGGCGCATATCTGATGAACTAGCCGCATAGGAGATACTAATGGCTGTAACAACTTATATCGTGGATAAGGACGGTAATCAGATTGATGCCTCAACTGCTACCGTTCCAGCAAACAGAGACTTTCGTGGTGCTTGGTCACTGTCAGGCTCAGTGATTTCTGAGGACATGGACAAGGCAAAGGAAATCTTCAAGGATAAAGTCCGTGAGGTTCGCAAGCCGTTGCTTGAAGCAAAGGACGTTGAGCTGATGAAGGCACTGGAAGCTGGATCAGACACAGCCGCTATTGCCACTGCAAAGGATGCTCTGCGTGATGCCCCTGCCGCATCTGCTATTGATGCCGCTACCGACATTGCCAGCCTCAAGGCCGCTTGGGACACGTCTGTCCTTGGCGATAATCCTTACGCCTGAGCCTGACCGATGGAGATGGGTAGCCTCATAGACAGCCTCATCGGGTTGATAGTGATTGCTGGCGGCTGGTTCTTGAAAGAGAGCCACGCCGAGCAAAAGCGCTTGCAGATACTGCTGAACAAGACCCGCGAGGATTACGCTACCAAGATGGAACTGCGCGATGACATGAACCGCATGATGGAGCATCTGCATCGCATAGAGGATAAAATCGACAAGCTAATGTCCAAGTGAGGCCGCTATGATAGACCCCGCAACGATAGCCCTAGCCACCACCGCTTTCGGGCTTCTGAGAAAGGGGTTTGCGGCAGGCCGAGAAATCGAATCAATGGCAGGCGACCTATCACGCTGGATGGGTGCTTGCCATGATATCGAGAAAGCCCACAACAAAGCTAAGAGCAGACGGTTCGGCAAGAGCGTGGAAGAGGAAGCGCTCGCAAGCTGGTCTGCCATGCGTACCATCAAACAGCAGAGAGAACAGCTCCGGCTAGAGATGCTGGCTATCAACCCGCAGGCTTGGAACGACCTGATCCGGCTGGAAGGCCAGATCCGCAAACAGCGGCAGATAGAAGAGGCTGAGAGGCTCAAGCGTCAGGAAGAAATCATCACATGGGCGGCTATTACCGCTGGGGTGTCAGTGTTCCTGATTATAACAGTTATTATACTGTCCAGAATATTCCCTTAATCTAAAATTAATAAAGTGCTTGACATATCCATATTTGGTGTTAATTCTATATTAACAACAGCCAAAAGGAGATGGATATGGCTAAACCTATTTGCTGGAAACGCTTTGATGTACGGTTCTCTGTCGGGGAGATAGACACCCTTATAGAACAGCTTAACGAGCAGTTCCAATATGCTGACCATGCTGGGCAAACCATCAGCAGGGAAGCGCTCAGAGCCTATGATAAGCTAGTATGGCGCAGGCAGTATGAGACACGGCGCAAGAAGCAATCCCACTGATGAGGCCGCTGGCAGAGGCCGAAACACCCCATATAGGGTGTCTGGGAAGCCAACCCACAAAGTCAGGAAAGCGCTTTGGCAAGGCGCACAAAGCCCCAACAAACGGACACGGGGCAAGGAGCAAAAAATGAACGAACTATCAACAATCACTAGCAAGCAACGTCAGCTATCTTCTGATATTCACATTGATGAACAGATAGCCAATCTAAGATCTCTGATAAAGAACCCGCCACAAAACAGCCGTGTTTGCGAGTTCACACCAGAGCTTGCTGAGTACATTCTTGAGAATCTGAACATCAACAACAGACCACGCAAAGCCAAGAAGATCATAGATTACAAGCGTGATATGCAGGCTGATAATTGGTCACTGACAGGCGAGACAATCAAGTTCGGCACTGACGGGCATCTGAAGGATGGTCAGAATCGTTTGGCCGCTTGTGTTCAGGCGCAAGTTCCATTCACCACTCATGCAATCTTTGGCATAGACCCAGATACCTTTCATCACATGGACACTGGCAAGAACAGATCTGCTAACGATGTGCTTTCTATTATGGGCGTGAAGAACGCAGTCAAAATGTCCATAACGATAAAGTTTCTGCTTTCTTGGTTTAAGGGCAAAACAGACACTGGCTCTGGCATATCGAATCAAGAGGTCAAAGACGCTTATCTGTCTCGCTTTGATGTAAACCTGCTAGAGGAGAGCGTTAAGTGGGGCATGAAGGTCAACAAGCAGACCAGATTCCCGATAGGCCAACTATCTGCAACATATTACATTGCTATTGAAAATGGGCGCAGAAAAGAGATAGAATCATTCTATACTATGTTTATGAGCCAGACAGGCGCAAGCAGAAGCCCACAGATCAAGATGCAACAGCACCTAGTGATGCTTAGAGGGAACAACATGAGTATATCTAGCCATGAATATTCAGTGCTGTTGAGCAGGGCGGTGCATTGCTTCATCAACAAAAAGACCATGACCAAGGATATGCTCAATGTCACGAAGGTGGACAAGCGTATGCCAATGAGTGCGGCATAATGTGGCTAACAACCTACAGACACAAAATAAAGCAACGGCCAAAGAAAGGAGATTGGCTGGTGCAGATCTTTCAAGGCAGAAAATTAGTGCAGGCAATACCATTCGTAACTTGCAATGAGGCACTATATTTTGTAGAAAGGAGAGAGGGCTGTCAGCTTTTGACTCCTTTCTGATGTCAGTCCTTTCCTCCCTGACTGCCCCCTGAGCTTCGGCTTGGGGGGTTTTCTGTTACGGCTTAAACTTTCTGCCGACAAAGAACACGATCAGATTTACGGTGGTGTTTATCGTTACCATAGCCACCAGCCAATATTGCACCCACTCCGGCATTACTTGGTATCCGTCTTTGCTTTCTTGTCATAGCTCCGCATACCAGCTATGCCCAGCATCCCGAACAGTA